CGCTCTTTAGATAGCTCTTTATCGGTTATGCCTCTTAGCTGCGCCTTAATGCTAGGGATCTCTTTAGTAGTATCTATGCTCATAATATATTCACTCTCTATTCTTTATCGGTATAGGGCGCAGGGTTGCGCCCGTGCTCTAATTATATGCACGCTCTACGGTATAGCGCAACTATATCGGCGGGGTATTTTCTGCCCGTGTCGGGGTGAGCTGCGCCCCTATCGGGGCGGGGCGATTAGGGGCGGGCGGGTATAGATGCGATCTAGTAACACGGGGCGCGGGGTATCGCTGCGCCTTATGTCTGCCCGCTATCGGGTAGAGCTGCACGGGTTAGGGCTATCGGTTACGGGGTGCGCGACGGTTAGACGGTTACTTAATTGCACGGGCTTAGGGCTTAGGGGTAGCCGATACGGTAGGCAGCCCCTGCAAACTTTACAATAACACCTTAGACATTACCGCCCGCCGTGTCTAAGTCTGCAGTAATACCGCACCGCACCGCACGGGAGCACCCCCCATTGCTTAATCTGGCGCGGGCGGTCCCTGTACTCCCCAACAAAAAATATTTGCTAAAGTGAAACCGTGTGATGTACCGTCTGAGCAGGACTTATACCAGTGTGTCCAAGGTCACAGTACCTAAAGCGGGAAATCCGTTAAATTTCCTGCCTTATATACAGTAGGGGAGCAAAGCGGGGAAGACCTTTGCGACCCGTTGCGGTTGCCTCTTACGAGGCCCCTAGGCCGAGTACCGACTTACCCCTCAGTTCGCTGTGGCTCCTTCGGGCGCTAAGCCCGAACAGCCTGCTACCTTTTAGTCGGGTAAGTTCTATCTAAATATTAGATCCGCTAAATTCCCCTCAGCCCGATAAAAAAATCGGGCGTAATCTGTAGGAGGAATAGATGGCTGATAATTCAGCAGACATCGCCAAGAGAATCATTCTCGGCGCTGTCGCAGAAGGAATGACGGTTGAGGCAGCTACTGCCTCTGCCGGCAAGTCCATTAAGACTTATGAGTATTACCGCCGCACCGATAAGATATTTGCGGATAAGATTGATCGAACCCGCCTAGGTCTAAAGGACAAGCAGTTCCAGGGTGGCGACGTACACGATATTGACTTCGTGGAGTTCCGCGAGAAGTTCCTACACTCTAAGACTTTCGCCCATCAGAGGAATCTGATAGATGTAATCGAAGGTCGTGAACCTTCGTGGCTGCACCCCAGTATGAAATTTGAACCGGGGCTAGCATCTAACCGCGTACTGATAAATATTCCGCCAAACCACGCAAAGTCAATTACGGTCACCGTAGACTACGTAACCTGGCAGGTAGCCCGTAATCCGAACTTTCGTGTTCTGATTGTTTCCCAGACGCAGCAACTAGCTGCCGACTTTCTCTACGCCATCAAGCAAAGACTCACACATCCAATGTATGCAGATCTGCAAAGTGCTTATGCTGCTGGCGTAGGGTTTAACTCTAAGTCTGCCTCTTGGCAGGCTACCCGCGTTACCTTTGGCGATGAACTCCGTGAGTCATCTGAAAAGGACCCAAACATCGAGGCCGTCGGTATCGGCGGTCAGATCTACGGCAAGCGTGCCGATATGATTATTGTAGATGACGCGGTTACTCTAAAGAACGCCAATGAGTTTGAAAAGCAGATCCGCTGGTTAACCCAAGACGTCCGATCTCGTTTGAACCCTACTGGCAAATTAATTATTATCGGAACTCGTGTAGCCTCGGTTGATCTATACCGCGAGCTACGCTCTGAAGATCGCTACCCTGGCGGTCTAGTTCCTTGGAAGTATTTAGCAATGCCGGCGCTTTTAACCGCCGATGAAGACCCTGACAAGTGGGAGACTCTCTGGCCTGCCTCAGATGCTCCATTTGATGGACAAGAAGAATCCGACAAGAACGAAGACGGTTTATATCCGCGCTGGTCTGGTCGTAACCTTTATAACGAACGCCAAGCGATGGATGCTTCTACCTGGGCTTTGGTATATCAGCAGCAAGACATTTCCGAGAACGCCGCCTTTGATCCTATATGTGTAAAGGGATCTATTGACGGGATGCGTAAGTCTGGCAACTTAGTTGCAGGCTGGCCCGGACATCCTAAAGACTTAAATGGTTTTACTTATATCTGTGGCCTAGACCCTGCAATGATTGGTGATACTGCAGCTATCTGCTACGCCGTTGACCGATCAACTAGCAAGAGGTACATAGTAGATGCTATTAAAATTAGCCGCCCGTCTCCAGCCGATATACGTAATCTTATCTTTGATTGGACAGCACTCTACTCTCCTTCCGAATGGATCGTCGAAAAGAACGCCTTCCAATCCTTCTTAACACAAGACGAAGGTATCCGTATGCACTTAGCATCACGCGGAGTGCAGTTCAAGGAACACCATACCGGTTCTAATAAATGGGATGCCGGGTTCGGTGTGGCATCTATGTCTACCCTTTTCGGTACCAAGCAGTTTGATGGTAAGCACCATCGAGATAACTTAATACATCTGCCATCAGATCAAACTGAGAATATCAAGGCTTTGATTGAGCAGTTAATTACCTGGACTCCAACGACTAAGGGTAAGACAGATATGGTTATGGCTCTTTGGTTCTGTGAGATCCGAGCACGTGAGATGCTCAACTATGGACAGTACGCCACTCACCATATGAAAAACCCATTCCTATCTCGCCAAGAGTTAGGCAAGCGAACAGTCATTAACATCGAAGAAGCGTTCGCAGAACAAAACAAAATGAGAATCATCTAGGGAGACAAAAATGGCATCATTAAGAGACAAAGTTATTGAAGCGCGTTACCGTTCAACAAAGCGCAATGTGGCACTAGATGCCTATGACACTGTTAGCCGTAATGCAAAGGCTGCTGATGTTACACTTTCAGCAGCAGAAAAGAGAAAGGCAACAGCATCTCTTCGTCCACGTATGGCACAAGATCGCAAAAAGACTGCTGCTCGTGGTATGGCTATTGAGAAGGTACAGACTAAGAAAGCCGCAGCAAAGCGTGCAGCAGCCGCTGTTGGAAACGCTCCAGCTAAAAAGCGTGAAATAAAGCCAACAGCAGCAACAGCAAAATTCAACGCTGCAAATAAAGCAGCAAAGAAGCCTGCACCTAAAAAGAAGTAAGGACCCTACATTGTTATCAGTCAAAGAAGTTGACGCGAAACTATCGCGGCTACGTACGCGCTCATCAGCGCGTGACCAACGTATGCGCGATGTCCTTTCCGTGCGTCAAGGAGATATCTCAAAGGTATTTCCTTCTATGTTCTCAGAGGACTATCCAAAGCCTCTAGTCGCCAACTTCATTGACGTAGCAGCACGTGACCTTGCAGAAGCGATGGCACCACTGCCATCCTTTAACTGCTCAGCAACTAATATGGTTTCCGATTCTGCACGTAAAGCTGCAGATACTCGTACCCGTATCGTTAACTTTTATGTAACTAACTCTGACTTGCAACTCCAGATGTACACCGCAGCCGACTGGTACAACACCTACGGTCTGGGTGTAGGTATGGTTGAGATGGATTACGATGACAACAATCCTCGTATCCGTATGCTTAACCCATTTGGTACATACCCAGAGTTGGATCGTTACGGTCGAGTTCTATCGGTCACACAGGTTATTGTTACAGATGCAGAGACGCTAGCTGCACAGTACCCAGAGTTCTACGATCAGATCCTAGGTCGCAATCAGTATCAACTATCTTCACCGTATATCTCTATGGTTAAGTACCACGATAAAGATCAGGATCTGCTCTACCTACCAGAGCGTAAGAACCTAGTTCTATCTAAGACACCTAACGTATTAGGTAAAGCAATGGCATCTGTCATTATGCGTTCATCTCTTGACGGAGAAGCACGCGGTCAGTTTGATGATGTGCTATCTGTACAACTCGCTCGTGCTCGCTTTGCTATCTTGCAGATCCAAGCCGCTGAGAAGTCTATCCAGGCACCTATTGCTATTCCACAAGATGTACAAGAACTTGCACTCGGACCAGATGCAATTATGCGTTCTGCTAACCCGCAAGGCATCCGTCGCGTACCACTAGAACTCCCACCTGGAGTCTTTACTGAATCCGGCGTACTAGAACGTGAACTTCGTATGGGTGCTCGTTACCCTGAATCTCGTTCAGGCAACATTGACGCATCTGTTGTTACAGGTCGTGGTGTGCAAGCACTTCAGGCTGGGTTTGATACACAGATTAAAGCAGCACAAGCACAGTTTGCTCGTATGTTCCAAGAACTTGCTGCAATCTGCTTTGAAGCAGATGAGAAGATCTTTGGTGGTATTCCAAAGACTATCAAGGGTTCTGATGACGGAACACCTTACGTTCTAAAGTACACACCATCTCGTGACATCAAGGGTGAATACGGCGTAGATGTACGCTACGGAATTATGTCTGGTATGGATCCTAACCGTGCCATCATTGCTTTGCTTCAAATGCGTTCCGACAAGCTCGTATCGCGTGACTATGTACGTCGTGAGATCCCAATGGATCTTAACGTTACACAGGAGGAACAACGTGTTGATATTGAAGAGATGCGCGATTCTTTGCGCGTTGCTGTTGCCCAGTACGCACAAGCGATACCGGCTCTTGCGGCGCAAGGCCAAGACCCTTCACAGATTATCGGGCGTATCGCTGCTGTTATCCAAGGCCGCCAAAAGGGGCAAGCGTTAGAGAACGTTATCGAAAAAGCATTTC